CCTCTATTCACAGAATTGGGATTTATTAAAAGTGACCTTGTATTTATTGGCCCACTGACATAATTCCTACCTATTTCTCTAAGAATGTAGTTTGCCCTTGATAACATACAATGATTAATTCCCTTCCTTTCCAAAAATAGCCTCATGTCAATACCAGATGTCATTTCTGCTCTACCACCTATGACTGCATTTAGGTTCTTTACCCTGTCACAGTACCACCTGCGAAGCCTGAATCCATCAAGGTCATCAACAGTTACATGACTAACATCCATTCCGACTTTTTCACTAATAAAAGCCTCAAATTTTAGTAGCTCTATGTAAAACATATGTTTATTGAATGGTGTGTTCCTATGTCCAGACGGCCTTATCATCCCTTTCATCAAGCTTAGGAAATTTATTTCCAAATCAATTAACCTCATGTCTAGGTTGTCATTCACACGAGTAGCAATATCTATATGATTCACCAGGACAGAGTCTACAGCTTCCCTTACTGTGTTCCTGACTTCCCTACTCATTCTGGAGTCTGCATGAGTATCAGTGTTTATTACAACAGTAGGAAGAGACAATCCTCCACTCACTCTCTTCCTCCGAAAGAACATTAGCATATGTCTCATATAATCGTACTTTGAAACATCCAGGTCAATGAGCTCATCTCTTAGTCGATTGTCCATATCTATGTTAGCTAGGGCCCTAGCTACCCTACCAACTTCAATACACATAGTCATATGAACTTGTCCCCTACACTGTGACACAATATTATAGTTGAGGGCTGCCATAGGATCAGTCACACAATCTTCTACACTAACCCCAGCATACATTTGTATAAACCGATTGAGATTTAGCTGTACAGCACGCCTTATATTGGGTTGGCATAGTTTGAAGCCAATGCTGATGCAGGCTTCTATGAATATATCCCTCTTCCAAGGATCGGGTATGTCATATGGAGCAGTAGTACGGCTTATGCCACCTTTTAGACATGAATATAGCCACTTCTCAAATCTTGTTAGCAGTATTGCTTTTACTAATGGCTCATCCTTTATACATTCTACAAGGCCAGCAGTCATGATACTTCTTTCTACCAGATCAGCCTGTGCGTTCTCTTCAACTATAGTAGAGGTGAATATCCTAGTTGCGTTATCATCTATCAGTTCAATATCAGGGACACTTAAGCTTTCAAAGACCGGGTTCTCAGTATTTTGGTCAAAGTTCCTAATGCTGTAACTTATTGTTTCAGCTCTAACGTGATAGCGTTTGTGGCCTGGATACCTCCTGTTTAAATTCATGTAAGTTGCCATATTTGCAGACTCTACTAAGGTAGTCCTATCGTACCTTCCTTCCTTATTCAATGAATTCCACATTATAGGAGACATCCTTGAACTTATAAGAGCATGATAAGGAACTGGGAGTATTGTTGTCACAGCATTCATGCCAAAATTCCTGCTAGACCTGTGAGCTGAGGTAACACTTAAGGAGGGTAATGATGGACATGGTAACCTAAATGCATTAGCTATAGTTATATACAACTGAAGAAAGGAAGGATTGGTTGCATATAGCCTAGCAGCAGTCGATAAGAATCTGTCGAACTCCCTCTGCTCAGTATTATAAGCAGATTCAGCACTTATCTCTGGAGTCAATTGAGCACCAAGGAAACGCATGCTTGGTTCTACATAAAGTTGATCATTAATGTGGCCATACCTTGTTAGTTCTAATGTTGATAGTACGTGACCTCTATCAGGGACAACACGGAGTGCAACCCTAGGGCTCTCTTTGTGATCAGCTATACTGAAGTCAGGATAGAGTTTCTCTCGTACAAGAGTGCTAAACCTCCTTGCATCTATGCTACTACTTGTGCCACTGAACGTTTTCATCTCTTTGTCCCAAAAAGAAATTGAATCCCTGCAGTTGTTGGTATCACGTGATTGTGCTCTAGCAATTTTATTCTTATCAACAAATTGGAGAGCAGCACTGCTTTTGATAATAGCCACAGCTTTGTTATACTTTATGACAGATGGAACTTCAGCGACAAGGTTTCTTATGTTCCTAGTATCAATGTTTAAGCAAGACTCAAGAGATGAAAGTATCTTTTCTCTAATTTGTGTTGTTAATGGGTCTTTAGCAAATTCAACATCTAGTTTAGAGCTCTCTACAAGATTGCGTGCTATTGAGAGACCAGATGTGTCCTTTATGTATGTCTGTAGAAAACTTCCTGTTAGTAGAGTCTTCCTTGCGTCCTTAGGTGTCTTTAACTTGCTGAAAACAGTCATTGCAATGGCATTTGCATTAGATGGATACCTTCCTCGTATGCATTCTAGGTCAGCAGCAAATTCAGAGAATGAATCAATACTACTCACAATCCCTGATTCACTAATAGAAGAAACCCTAAATCCACCTGCACAGTTAGGTATAACTGTCAAACAAGCAAGGGTCGATGAGCTAACTCTCCTATTGAGTCTCCGGAGGGTAGTCATGGCCATCATTGTTTTGACCAACATTGATGGATAGTGCGGCCCACTTGCTTTCACAACTGCACTGCACTGAGCATCCCAAAGCATAACCTTATCATTAACTGTTTCCAATCCTGAGGACTGTTTACGTTTTCCGATGCTCATCACTTCCTTAAGCCAAGTAGGAATAAGCATACCTTCATCACCATAAAGGCCTAGATATTCCATTATGTCAGGTGAGACCACAGTTTTATCAAGATGGAATATCAATCCGTACCTCTTGAATGCCTCTTTGATCTTGTTTGTCTTGATTCTTGCTTCAACCTTGTCTCCATCTATATATAACCTGAGGAGTCCATCGTCACTATAGACAGCTAAAACTCCCTGAACACCAGTTGATGACGTTGCAATATCCATAACTACCTTCATAGCAAGGGTCCATAAGAAGTTAAGGAACCCCTCAAAGCCTCCTCTGACACCTGCTTTATAACCCATGAAACCCCTAGTGTTGTGGAATACAACTGCTGCCCTGAAAAACACATCAATTCTCCCCATCCAATTTTCGCCTGATATCTCACTCATTATTTTACCCAGAATCCTCACTAACGCCTGAGGGAATTTCTTAGAAAACTCACTCATATCGAATGAAATGTATAGCACCTCCTTATTTCCATATTCATCATTTAACTCAACACTTCCAGTATGTGAGTGAAGCATCTCTTCTATCTCTTTCCTCCTAGCCCTGTAAGTTTTCACAATTGATATCCCCGATGATTTACTTATGACTTTCTTGGTGAACCTCTCGCACACTTGAGTGAGTATCTTAAGTTCTTGTTCTGCCATATAAAATAGTCTAGTAACTTCTTTGTGTACTTCACCTAGTTTTGGCTCAGTTAACACAGTATAACTATTCTCACTATCACTAAGCACGAATTTCTTCAGATCTTCAGAAGGGATTTCGTCAATAGTCAATCCATTTGCCAGGTACTTACTCTCGAATTCTTCATGTGATTTAATGATAGATTCAAAGCGAGTACGTGCACTCTTGAAGTCTAAATTATCTTTACCTTCTAGGGCAGTCACGACATCATTGACAGCTTTAAGCCTCTTCCTCATGTCTTGGAACTCTTTAAAGCTCCTAGGCTTTTCTACTTTGATAGTATCCTTATCCTTTATCTTTGCCCTAGGAGCAGAAGATTTGTTTGATACAGGTATTGACTGCTTATTAGAGTCAAACAACCCTGGAGCTTTCTCAAACTCAATCATGTTCCACTTTGCGAAGCCTGCTTGCATAAGAGTAGAGGTTGGAGTGCTAGTCTGGTTTATACTATTAGCGAACTGTACAGCTATAGAATTGTTTCTATCTGCTGGCCTAGCTCTTAAAACAACCCTCTGGCGAGATAGGGATTCATAGATTGACTTCCTAGCTATGCCTTCAAAGTGTGGGAGAGCAGTGACATCAGCTTCGTTACACTCCTTTATACCTTCGACTGAATCAAAAACTTTGTCCATTTCACCATCAGGATGCGGAACGATTCTGAATATATTTGATAGGTTGAGGGCAGACTTCCTGTTAGCGGTTTTGTCGTAAAGATAATCAGCCATCTTTTGTCCGTACTTTAGCTTCACACCGTCTAAACCACTGGTGAAGAGGCTGTTAGGACTGGCTCCAAGTGTACTAGATTTATCTCCTCTTAAGAATAAGTGCTGTCTAGCACACTTGAAGACAGAGCCTACCCCATGGGGAGTCATTAAGCCTATTTTACAAACCTTCCTAAATATATCCAGAATGTCTTTCCCCTCTGTTTCAAGACCAGGTATATCAGGAGCATAAACATGGAATATAGCCATTGTTTTGAAGAACTCTATCACCCTTGAAAAGTGAACATTAGTCATAATATTACTTACGACCCTTCCTTTTCCAATATTGGTAAGTGTTAAAACTGTATCGCCAACTTGATAAAAGCGGAAAGGTCTCTCTACGCTAAAAGGGTCAGGCAATAAAAGGTCATACTGCTTTCCTTCTCGCTTCCAGTTCTTTACACTCTTCTTCATTTCCTTGTTGAAACTGTCTCTCGTATCTTCTAGGTATTGAGCTACACTCATAAATTTCACATATTTAACCATTCCTAAGGCATAATCATCATACATCATTTGTTTGGATTTAGTTGTTACCCAATGACCAATCCTAGAATTACACATGTTTTGAGCTTCGACTGCATCATGTGAGAGATCATCATTCATGAAGTCATTTCTCTCTAAGAACGTATCTTTTAGCATGTTGTCTAGGAGAATAAAAGCCTGGTGATTACCATCAAACATAGTCTTAGTCACACTACTTCCATCAATATACTTGATACAATCTCTGACATAAGGTAAGAAATAGCCTGCCTTGCCCCCTCTAATCATCGTGTTTACATTTCTTTCTTTAATAGGACCATCTTTAGTTTGAAATTTTACAGGTAGCTTCTCGTTGTCATAACACATCAGGAAGTTCCTTAAAACAACATCGCGTGGGAGGAGGACCTGAAGGGACATGACTATTATCGATATTGATATATCAAAAATAAACCCTTTAGGTCCTCTTATTTAATCTTATTCTCGATTTAGTATTTTC